AGATGGAGAAAGCAGCAATGAAAGAATATTTTTTCACACAAGGTGAGAAGATGCGTTCAGCAGTTGTTGCCAATCCAATGTTGTCGAGTGTCATAGTAGCACTTCCGTTACTATATGGCACTTACAAAATGTGGACGGACTTTACAAAGTTTATGCCACAGGGTTCTATCATTCCTGGTTCTCGAGTAGAGACCAAGGATGAGAAGCCCAACCCTTGGTTTAGGGACGATTATGTCCCTAACCAATTTGAAGTAGGTCGCAAGTCTGTATCTTGGAATACCCTTCCTCGTGAAGTGGTTTTAGACAAGATAGCAAAGAATGTGATTTACACAGCCTTTCATGTGGAAGTGAATGGCGAACCCAAGATGTATGAATCCCGCTCACTTTGTGTAGGTGGGAATTTGTATGTCACAGACAGCCATTGCATTCCGAAAGAGAATACAATGCGAATGACAGTTGTAATGGGAGACCATGCATCTGGCATTAGCACTAACTTCTCTATGAGGATTGGTGATGGTGACATCTGTCGTATTGAGGGAACAGATCTAGCATTCTTCATGCTTGAGAACACTCCTCCAAAGCGTGATCTCAAGAACTGCATTCCAGCTCGCTCATTTCGCACAATTTGTGATGGGGTGCGTGTAATGCGGAAACGTGATGGTTCAATCCAGAATATGGAAGTTAGAGCCATGAAGTACCGAGATATTTGTTACAATGATCCACGACTGCCTGCAGTTATCCCATGCTGGGATTGTAAGGTACCGGCAGAAACACTGTTAGGTGAGTGTGGTTCCCCTTATGTTGGTTTTACCAATCAAGGGCCCCACATTTTGGGTCTGCACCTCTTCGGAGGAAATGGCAAACTTGAGAGTTCAGCACAACAACTGACTCGTGAGTCTGTTGATTATGCCACAAAATATTTTGGTGTACCACAGATTCAGGGTTGTGAGCCATACTTGCGAGACCAGTTTGACCAACCTGTGCAATTGGGACCCATTCATCACAAGAGCCCAACCCGTTTTATTGAAGACGGTAATGCTCATGTATATGGTTCTTTCCAAGGATTTAGACCCGCTCATAGTTCGAAAGTGTGTGACACACTGATACGAACAGAGATGGAAGAACAGGGTTATGTTACTAAAACTGACAAACCCGTGATGTCGGGATGGAAGCCGTGGTATGCGGCGACCAAGGATATTGTACAACAGACATTTGATGCTGATCAATCATGCATCAATGCTTGTGTTGATGCATTTACCGCAGATATTTTATCGGGACTTGACAAGAACCAATTGAAGGAACTTGTTATTCTAGACGATTTGTCCACGGTGAATGGTATCCCTGGAGTTAAGTTTATTGATAAGATGAACCGTCGTACTTCCATGGGATGGCCATGGAACAAGTCGAAAATGTTCTTTTTGTCGGAACCTCATGAAGAAGACATCTGGCAGGATGCTGTTGATTTTGATGATGCCTTTTACATTCGAGTGAACCGCATTATTGAGAGTTATAAGGACGGCGAACGACATATGCCTGTTTTTATGGGACATCTGAAGGATGAACCCACAAAACTGGCAAAGATTGAGGCTGGTCTCACCAGAGTTTTCTGTGGAGCACCTGCTGATTGGTCTTTTGTTGTGCGTAAGTACATGCTCTCATTTGTGAGAGTGTTGCAGAATAACAAATATTTGTTTGAAGCAGCACCAGGTACGAATGCCACTTCGACTGAGTGGGAGAAAATGTACCGCTACTTAACCGTCTTTGGACGGGATCGTATGGTAGCTGGTGATTTCTCAAAATTCGATAAGCGCATGAGTGCGCAGTGGATTCTAGCAGCTTTCAAAGTCATTTCAAATGTCTTGAGAGTGGCTGGATGGTCTGATGAGGACATTCAGATTATTCGAGGAATTGGTGTGGATACATCTTTCCCTTTGTGTAACATGAATGGTGACCTCATTGAGTTTTGGGGTTCAAACCCTTCGGGACACCCTTTGACTGTGATCATTAACTCATTGGTTAATGCTCTGTACATGCGTTATGCATGGACTAAGAGTGGTAATGATTTGGCCCTGTTTAAACAACAGGTTCATCTCATGACCTATGGTGATGATAACGTCATGGGTGTCTCTCCTGAAGCCAAAAATTTTGGTCATACCAAGATTCAAGCTGAGATGGAAAAGATCGGTGTCAAATATACCATGGCGGACAAGGAATCGGAATCTGTGCCCTTTATTGACATTAAGGACATTTCTTTTTTAAAAAGGGCTTGGCGTTATGAACCAGAGATTGGTTCACACGTAGCCCAGCTTGAGGAGGATTCGATTGCTAAGATGCTAACCAAGTGCATACCTAGTAAGTACAAGTGTCGTGAGCAACAAGCAGTCGATTTGATGACTGGTGCGTTGCAGGAATATTTCTTTTATGGTCGTGAAACATTCGAAGCTAAGAGAACAATGTTCCTTGGAGTTGTGGAGAAGTTAGATCTTCTAGCATACTACGATTCCAATTTTCCAGTTTATGAAGAACTGAAGGAACGATACTTCGAAAATTCGAAGGATGTCGTTTACCAGTTCTAAGAGCTGGTTCGTCACGGCGTGAGCTACAACGTCGGTTATAAAACCAAAATGCAGCCGTAATGCGATAGTTTACCTCACCTCACAGGGCGGGCAACCCTTGGTGAATGGATCGCAGCGAATGGTATAGTAGGCGACCCCTGCAGTCGGTATTCACCGATTGGGTTATTACCATC